TTGTAGTTGATTAAAGCGACGCTCAGTTATACCGGGCAGGCCAGCGAGATTTTTCTCTATGTTACCATAGACAGCAACTTCTCGTCGTGCTTCTTCTAATTCCTGTTCATAGTGTTGGATGAAATCAGGAATTGAATTAAGATTAGCTACTACTCTACTATACCACATTAATAATCATCACCGTCATCTTCTTCGTCAGCGATTGCTTGATCTTCTTCATCGCCGAGATACTCTTTAACAGCACGACCTAGATAAGCATCTGTGCCGCCAAAGGTCTTAAGTTCACTTTCAGTGATGTTGTGATCAGCTGCGACACTGACAACATGATCTGCAGCTGCTTGGCGATCTTTGGGATTGATATACTCTTTACAAGTAAGCCAGACTTCACTGGCGATATCTAATTCAACGCTCATTCTGCTGTCTCCTCTTCTGTTTCTTCAACTACTTTCGATTCAGTACTTAGCAAGTTAACATTAGATGACAATTCTTTCATTACTTTGTCCAAGCAACCATCCTCATTACGTTCCCAGGCTTTACGGAATTGTTTAATAGTTGTTTTATCAGCAAAAGTATAAACCAAACTATTGCCTTCTTTAGCCAATAAGCTCTTAGCTTCTAACATATCTGTTAAGCCGCTGTATGGACTCATGCCTGTTTCATAAGGAATCTCAACTTGTACTGACTCAAACGGTTTAGCATAACGTGTTTTCATAATCTTACAAGCTGCACGGATACCGTTAACAGTTGTGGTCTTATTACCATCAGCGTCTGTTTTAAGTTTAAGTTTACGCATAGCAACAACAATTGAACTTGCGTAGATAAAGCCTTGACCACCTGAAATCTTATCATCTGGATCAAACATATCTTGGCTAGCGTATGTATGGTTAGTACAAACTAATCCAAGATTCAATGTACCAAACATGTTTACACAGTTACGGACCAATGCTGTAAGTGCTTTAGGCTTACGACCCATGTCACCTTTCATTTCGCCTGCTTCAAACTGATTAACGTCTGTTGGAGTTAACATCATACCCAATGAATCTAATACGAACAGGACCTTTGGACGATCTTCTTCTGGTAAGGTACGATACTCTTTAACAAAGTCACTGATAACTTTAGCCACGTCATCGATCATAGCCATGTTAAGTTTAAGCAGTTTGTCTTCGCTAGTATCTACACCAAGTGCGTGTAACCACGCTTCATCAAGTGCATTTTCTGTATCAATCAAGATAACATAGATGCCTTGTTCCTGTGCGTGACGCACAATATTACCACTACAGATAAATGATTTACCTGCACCCGACTCACCTGCAAACACAGTTACTTTACCCATTGGAATTCCTCTTTCAAAGTTACCAGATAGTAAGTAGTTTAATGTGTAGTTGCCTGTTGAAATCCAGTCTGTGGGATCATTAAATCCAATACCAAGCCCTTCGATTGACTTAGTAATCGACTTTCTAAACTTTGATATATCAAATGGTTTTGCCATGTTTATTGCCCTCTATTAAATTATATAATTCTGTAAATACTACCCTGCTGTTGATGTTACGTCTTTTATCTATCTTTACTATCTCTGCTAAACAGTATTCAATATTCTTTTCTACGGGTGTTTTTATGTATTGTAACACATTTCTTAGGCCGTTTTCAAGTAAAAATCCTGGTTTTTGACTAATCCAGTCTTGTAATTCTCGCTCTACTGATTGTAGCATAGTATTTGGTAAATGTCTAATGTTTAGGTGATCTGGCGAGGTTAATGCTCCTATAACAAAACTGTTATTATGGAATCCCAAGCCTTTAAAAAATCTAACCGTATCGAATAATGATCTATAGTTTAATAAATGATGTAACATGTTAAATGTTATCTTATGATCAAGTTTCCTGATTTGATTTAAATTATCTAAAAAGTCCGCCCATTTACCACCATATCTCACATATTCAAATTCTGCACCCATTTCATCAACACTTACTGTCCAATGCACATTAGGGAATTCGCATATCTTTTCAAATACTCGTGTGCCGGTTTTGCTTAAATTAGTGTTTATCCTAAGATTAACCTTTGGATTTTTTTGTTGTAGTATCTCTAATAGTTCTAGATTTTCTTTCATTAATAACGGTTCACCGCCTGCCATATATACATGTTTAAGTTGGTGTGCATTATCAAATACTAATTGTTTAAGCTCTGCAACTCTTTCCATTGAAGGGTCTTCAGTTATAATTTTAAGTTCTGTGGCCCATTTACTTGAATATTCTGCTGAGCAATATACACAGGCATGGTTACAGACATTACTCCATCGTATATCTATCGTATGTAGATCAAAGTTGTTAGGGTCATCGTATAATACCCTATCAACTAATTTTAATTCTTTAAGATAGAATATGCGATCACTGATCATATCATATCCTTTTTTATCACCTTCGAGATCATAACAAACATGACAACCCAATCCATCTTTATGATCCAGCATATTCTGTTTAGTTTCTATGTTGCCTTTTAATATGTCGTGTATTGAATTATCTTTAAGATTTCCGATCGGGCGTTGACTACGAATACAATTAAGTACGTCCCCATTTGAGGTGTACATAAAGCCAGACCACGGAATAGGACAAAACTTTTTGTTAGTCAGATATTCCTTACTGTCCATTGATATACTCTATAGTTTCCTGTGCATACTCATTAACATCTTGATATTCTGGAGGTTGTTGACTAGGTTGAGTAGCTATTGATCCAGGTTTAACTAATATTAATTTTGGCAGGGGTGATCGTTCTTGGCATTGCGTATGTGCCAACTCTAATGCTTTTTTTTGTATTATATATTGATCCCATTCTTCATTAGGGGCTATACTGCTGGCGGTCATCTGTGTGCTGATGTTGATAATAGTTTTATTTTGTCCTCTCCAACGATTCCATACTTCCCAAAATAATTCAGTCTGAGCAAACCCAACTTGAGCGTTGTTGATAAACACATCACAAGATTCTATCATGCTTGCTAATTTAGGTATGCTACGAATATTATATCCGTTACGACGACTTAGTCCAACAACTTCGTGACCTTGTTCTGTGTAAATAGTAGACAATGCTTGCCCTATTCCGGCACTATGTCCTGTGATTGCTATTTTCATTCTATACCTCTTAATCGCTTTTGCTCTTGTATGTATGCCAATGATTCTGGTGAATCTTTATTTTCAACTGCCAATTCTGCTGGCGATTTTAGATAAGCATAGCTATGATCTATATTATGTTGTTTAGCAAAATCTATAATATTTGGTAGGTCATCTACGTTTAACGCACTAACAGTGGTCCATAAATTTAACTGGATCGGCATTGCTTTGTATGCTAGTAAATTCTTATAAAACTTTTCCCATTTTATTGGCCAGCGTACAAAGTCATGCACGGATCCAATTCCATCTAAACTAACTGTCACAGTGACATGAACCCCACGATTAGTTAACGGTATCAACTCTTCTAATACCGTACTACAGTTTGTATTAAGCCTAACTGACTTGATATTTTCAGGTAAGTTGGCCAGTATATCTTTATAATTTTTACTAGCACTAGGTTCACCACCATTGATATCTAAATGCACAATTCTATCCAATGGTAATTCCCAAAATTTATTTGAATTGTCTACTATAGGATATGTTTTACTTTTCAATCCGCCAATTAATGTACTAAGGTCTTCATTGCAGGTCAAGCAAGCACTGTTACATATATTATCTAGTACTCCGCCAACTGACAAATAGTCTTCTTGTTTTTGTAGTTTATCAAATTCAATAGCATTTAGCCTAATACTAGTTTGATTTAATTGTTCTGTTTGTTTACACCTCTCACACCATTTGGGCCAGAGGCCTTTATGCATGGATAATTTTACATTGCGTAACCAAAGACTTTCGTCCATTTCTTCAAGCGTGTTAAACTCTGGTGCATTAACCATGTGACCACAACGGCTAACTGTGCCTTTAGGATTAAAGCGAACAAAATGATCTAGTCTAGGGCAATGCATCGTAATTTTTGATATGCTTGTGGGTCTTGTTGTTTAAGATATGTTAATATATCTTTAAATGTCAGTTCTTGTCCAATTAATTGTAATAATAAGTTATCTAATCGCAAATACATTTCATTATGTATGTTGTTACTTAGTCTGTCTGATACCGCTTGATCAAATTGGATATTCTCGTGAGGTTTCAGAGTTAATGGGGTAAATGTTGATAATGCGTCCATGTTATGCAATCTTAATTTTGTATCTGCATATCGAGATAAATTTATTAACCAACTAAGTTGTGGGGCGTAGTGTCTATTTAGGAATAGATAATTCTCTGCAAAATATAATATAGTATCTACGTCCAATGTTGGATTTTCTTTTTTAACATCGTGTACAAACTTTTGTACACCTGAGATATACCTAAGCAACGGATCTCTTAATATCACATCAATGATTGGAGCTCTTTTAATCTGTTCGTTTATTAAGATTTTATAATTTTGTTGGCGAGCATGCTCTAATAAAGAACTACTGCCATTTTTAAAAATGGGGTAGATGTACCGTTGTGAAGCTTCTATTTCTATAACTTCACAACGGTTTGGATAGATTATATCATCTAATCTACTCAACATCTGGATTGTATTACTTAGCTAGTCTTTTGACGATTGCGGATCATCGCTAGGATGTCTTCGGCACGTGCTGTTCCACCTGCTGGAGGTGTTGCAACTGGTGCTGTAGGAGCCGCTGGTGCTGCCTCTGCGACCACTGGAGCGATCACAGTTGGAGCGGATTCAAATTCTTCATCTGCTGGTGCTGTTGTTGCTGTTTGTGCTACAGGTGTAGCTGATTCAGCTGAGACGATTGTTACGCCTCTTGGTTTGTAATAATTACCCCAACGATCTGCGTCATATG